TTAAACCCCCATTCTAATACATTCATCAAGCGGGATTTTGTACCCGTCAACCCTAAAAAATGCGCTATCTTTCCCGTTAGCGGGGTAATAGATTTTGCAACGGTGGAAACGCCGCGCGGCTTTCCCGCCATACCAACAACCCGAAACGCAATAAACAAAATCGTTTATACCGTATTCAATGCCCTTTATTTCAAGCCCCTTCAAGCCGCTATAATATGCAACGCTTTCCCGGCTTTCGCAATACTCCCGTTTATTCATGGCGTGTTACCTCCTCAATAAATGCCCGTTGTAATTCCCGCAATGCGTCCCGCTTTTCCTCATAACCGGAAATATAGCGGATTTTTTCGGCTTGCGTTTCGTACCGCTCCCGCAATTCATAGGACGGGCGAACATTCCCGAACGGGGCATAACCTGTTACAATAGCAACCCCGCCGCCCATATCGTAAATATCAGCCGCCCACCCCTCCCGGCGTTCGGTGTATGCAACCGGGCTTTCATAATTCAAAAGGTTTTGTAAACCGCAATAGGGAACACAAATAATTGTGTTGTAATTCGCCTTGATTGCCTTTTGTGTTGTCTTGAATTTCATTTTCTTTACCTCCTCAATAATTCGCGGCGCGTCTTGCGTACATTGCTTTTAGACTTTCGGCGGGGGTCATATCCGCGCCGCCGTGGGGCTTTTCCTCCACCGGGAACGCGTCCCACCACTTTTTACCGCCGCCCGAAATGCCGAACATTTCAATAAATGCGTTGATATGGCGCATTGTGGTTGCGCTGTACCCCTCCCACATTCGGACAAATTCGCCGCTTTTATCAATCTTGCAAACGATAGTATCATAGGATTGTAAAAGCGTTTCCCCGTCCTTTTCAATAACTTTCGCTTTCCCGTAAAAGGATTTTGCGCGGTCATAGCCGCCCGGCGTCAATTCGTAAATTCGCATTTTGTAAACCTCCTATAATCTGTTTTGTGTTGTTTGTTGTCCTGTTGTGATTATAGTATAATTCATCTTTTCCGAATTGTCAACCCTTTTTTCAATATTTTTTATCTTTTTCGGATTATTTCAAATCCTACTTATTATATAGCGAAATTCACCCCGCGCCGCCGTCCGGCAACGGGGCATTTTGCTTTATTGCAGTAAAGCGTTAATAGGAGCGGGGCAAAATCCCCACAAACCCATGAAAAATCCGTGCAAAAAGACCGCCCAACGGTGGCGGCAGGTGAGCCGCGCTCCCGCTTGGGCGGTCTGCGTGATAGTCGATAGTCGAAAGTCGTTTGAGAGTCGAGAGTCGTTAGTCGCTCTGAGAGTCGCTGTCAGAGTCGATAAGGTAACGCTGTCGAATGTCCTCTGCGTCATAGTCGGAGTCGTTCTGCTGATTGGGAGTCAGCACATATTCGGTCTTGTCTTGATAGCCGTAGTTGTTCTTGCCGAGGAAGATACCCGAAACAGGGTTAATTTTGCCACTGTTCATGTAATCTTCCCATAAAATTTCGAGAGTTTTGTACGCCTTTTTTATAAGGTCGGTCACGGGTCGCGGCAACGCAGATTGATACCCCGTACTTCCAGTCGGTCTATCATGTGCAATAGCACTCAATGTCTGTCTGCTCATACCATTCAACGCCATAGCTAATCCCGACACAGTTGGCTTACTGTCACACTCTGCCATAAAGTCGAAATACTCATTAAGACGAGCATTGACCTGCTCAACATCTTTCATATCAATGTCGGGCAGGTTCATAAGTTGTAAGTTCTTTCTCAAGAATTTCGCATTATCCCCCGAATTGACATTGAGCATATTTTCGGGACTGAGCCAGTTGTTTCCACCACGGGGCTTTTTCTTAATCACCTGCACATCTTTCTCCGTCTTTTTCTCTGCCATTTTCCAATGCACCTCCGTAAAGTCGTATAATCGCACGAGAGTCCTCTTTCCGAGTCGGAGAGTCCTCTTTTCTTCTTATTCTTCTTACAAGTAAGTAGTTAAAGTAGTTAAAAATCAGGTTTTGCGTGTAACTTCTTATAGTAGGGATTTTCCTATATAGAGGAAGTTACACGCAAAAGCTAAAAAACAACTACTTTTACTACTTCAACTTGACCGTTTTAATCCGATACAGACTGTTTTTCAATCCGAACAAGACAAGTCCATAAAAAGGTCGTTATCCGATTAGGATTAGTTTTTCGGAGACCTGCTCATTTCCGTCTGAAAAACGAAAAGGCGAAAAGATTATTTTTCAATCTTATTCAGATTAGTCCTCTAATGTCGTTTAGGATTGTTTTTCAATCCTTTTCGGATAATCGAGCTTTTTCATTTTCAAGCAGGAAAGCCACAAGCATTTGAGACTTCATTTTCCAACTTGCAAGCCACGACAGGAGCGTTCCGTCCAATATGTGAGAGACGATTTCATTCGGATTTATGTCCTCAAGCATACCCGCAAGCTCATTCAGAATTTTCATTTCCATCGGTCTCACCACCTTTCACAAAATGAAAAACAATGTCGTACCCGTCCTCCGTCTCCACCACATCATACGAGTGCGCTTCGTCCAATACATAGCCGCTCTCAATAGGGATTTTACGGTTGTATGGGTCGAGGTTATAGGAGCTGTTGCGGTACTCCATTCGTGGGTAGGTTGGGCTGATGTCTCGTCCTGCGGAACAGGCGGCTGCACTGAACAACACCACCAAGCCGAAGACAAGAACGCCGCGCTTTCTCATTTCCATGCGTAACCCTCCTCACAGTCGTAGTCGATAACCCGCTTGACCTCGACCGTTTTGAGGACTACAATGCGATAGTCTTTCCCACACCTGCGATTGTTGTAATCAGCCACGGCGTATCTCAAATCGGAGTAGGTACGCATTTCATTGAAGCTCGTTCGCTGTCGAGGAGGATTATAGCGGTAGTCCGTGCCGTACAGGAATTTACCTGTCTTCTGATTCTGTATTGCAAACATTCTCGTGCTGTCCCTCCTTAACAGGTGCGAACACGGCGGGGTTATCCAGTATCACCATGTGAAGCACATTCGCAAGTTCGTCCACCTTTTTCTCATCGTGTTCGGTATAACCAAGATGGTCGAGCATACCGTGAATCATTTCGTGAAGAAAGTCGGCTTCCATTTTCGCCTGTGCGTTCGGACAGATACGAATAACCAAGTCGGTGTAAGAGATTTCGCCGGAGTAATTCACATTACCCAAGTCGAGCTTGTTCGTGATTTCTACACCATAGACCTTTGCACCGATTTTCAGTTTTTCGGGTATCGTCATTTTCTGTACCTCTTTTCTGCGGACTGAATCCGCTCGTAGATGTCCTCAGGGGACTCCGTAACCACGATATAATCCTCCTCGCCGCCAGTAAAACAGACGATATTTCTACCCTGTACGCCGGCGACAGCGGTGACGAGGTTGAGATTTACAAGCACCTGCCCGATAGTCGGACTCGTGAGCCAAATGAACATTGTCATACCTCCTCAAAAATGTCGAGAGAAACGGTGATTTCGTCCTCCTCGGTATCGTCTACAGCAACATAACCAATTCCGTCACATACGGTAGATAACTGGCAACAGTCCAAATCCTCACCTGTTGCTTCGATAAAGCTGTCACGGTCGATTTCGACCATTTTGAAATATCGTGCCATTACTTCACTTCCTCCACTTGGACTTTCAGTAGTTTTTCGAGTTGCCGCCAAATCCGCAATTGTCGAGAGTCGATACGGTTTGCGCTCATGCGGAGAATACTCAAAGAGGACATAACCTCGTCCTTTTCTCGTCTTTGCTCCATTTCAATCTGCCGGATAACCCGTGTGCGCTCAGCTTGGCAATCTTCTTCTTTCATATAGACAATGGAAACTTTGTGTCCACTACGGAAATAGACGGTCAACTGGTAAGGATAGGAACCGCTATTAGCTTTCAGAGCTTCGACATACTCCACATTGTTCGCCATGAAGTGATAATATTTCCCAAGACTAATCACTCTAATTCCTCCTTATCGTCCCTTGCACCCACAAGGGCGGCGAGTTCATTCATAAATTTGTTGGCTCTGTCAAGGTCAATGAAAGAGCCGTACACCGTACAGGTGTTGCCTTTCTCTACACAGAGACAAGGCTTTTTCCTGTCGGGAAAGCGGTATGCGCCGATTTTCACGCTACCGTCCACGGTCAATACTCTTGGCATTATTTGACCTCCTTTAGCGCGGCGGCAAGGCGTAGGCAAACTCCCACATGGTATGCAATGCACCCCTCACCGATACACGGGTAAAAACACTGCGAGGTGAAATCACCTTGTCCTCTCAAAATCGCCTTATGCTCATCGGTATATACTCTGTATGGACAGGACTTAAAGCGTCCTTTCTCGTCCAAGCAAGAAGCGTTCATTTATACTACCTCCTTGAGCTTCAAGCCCCAATAAATCATAAACCCACTGGAAGTTGATTTGCGGTCAAACCATTCGGGGTGACGCTCCATTTCAGAATTGAACTTCCGCGCCGACAGCACATACGCGCCCTCAGATTTCGCCCACAGCTTGAAAGCGGAGTAGAGGTCTTTCGCCTTGATGAGAGTGCGCTTGCTTTTCTCTCCGTAGGGGTTATTTTCTTCTTCGGGAACACGCACACAGCGGTTTTCGAGGAACTGCAATACAAGGTCGTTATCCCGCTCGTACCGCTCAACGACCTCAGACAAGCTCTTGGACATTGCAAGACCGTTTTCCTTGTACTTGATGTAACCGCGCACGAGCCACATGAAAATGCCGCTCATAGCGTCAAGGGAGGTCAGTTCGTCCTTGAGGTGGGTGTCCTGCTCAGACGGGGAAAAATGTCGGTTGAACTCAATCACCTTGATACGCTGAGACGCGAACAGGGACTTGTCCGTTACCATCGGCAGGTCGTTACAGGAGAGCCATAAAGTGAACTGAGGGCGATATGTGATAGCTGTCTGATAAAGCGCACGAGCGGAGATTTCTTCACCGCCTGTAAGCTGTTTGATTTTCTCCTCGTCCAGTTTTCCGTACTCATTGCTTTCACTCATTGTAACAAACCGCTTGCCCTTGAGTCCGGCAAGGGTAGGAGACGCGGCTTCCGCGTCTTTCTGCCTGTCACCACGGCAAATCATACCGACAGGAGCGACTTTTGCATAATCCCCAAGCATATACTCAATCGTGTTGAGGAGGGTACTCTTGCCGTTACGAGTCGTTTTGCCGTGCAAGATGAACATACACTCCTCATTACTCATACCGAGCATGGAGTACCCAAGAGCGCGTTGCAGGAAGTCAGCTTTATCCTTATCTCCCTGTGTAACCTCATCAATGAACTGTTCCCACCGTGTACATTTCACATCACGGCGTACTGTGTGCCGGAAGCGGGTCTGCATGGTGAGAAAATCGTCCCACCGTGGTTCTCTGAAAGAATAATCCTCCAAGGAATATGTCCCGTTGAGACAGTTGATAAGGTAGGGGTTGGAGTCGAAATCCGTAGCGGAAATGCGGAGTTCGCCTGTTGCGTCCTTGAGGATTCTATCTCTCATACGCCTATCACCCATCTTGTTCACGAATGAGGTGTACGCCTTTCGGGTATCATCGTCTGTGATTTCACCACAGTAGAGAATCATCAAACGAACAAAGTCCTTGATTTTCTCCGAGACAAGGATTGCGCCCTCGTCACGCCGCCATGCACCCTCAAAATAGGTGTACCAACTCTTATGCTCTGTGCAGTACCGAGCTTCACGGTTGTAGAGCATACCGAACAGGTTTGCCATACCCATTTCCGACCACTCAAAGCCGGAGGAGGTCTCATCGGCGCGTTCGGGGTGGTAGGACTTAATGATATACATTTTATCGGACAGGTCTTCGTCCATAATGCACCTGCCGTTACTCAGCTCAAAAAGCTCTCTGTCACCTGCCATTTACCTCACCTCACTATTACAATAAATTTGGACAGGAACAGGTTGTATCGGAACACATCGTTCTTGACGGAGTTATAGGAACTGACGGACAATATGACCGTGTTGATTTCGTTATTTTCCATTTCTGATTACCTCCACATGGGGCAATGCCCTCAAGATTTCGCAAAACTCGCGCCACTCGTCCAGTTTATGACCCTCGCGGTAGTCGAGCATATTCATCACATTTTCATAGGTCATAGTGACCGTGCGCCGCTGATTGTAACTGGACGGGAGGAGCTGTATCATCTGCCACCAATATTCCTTATCTTTGGTTTCAAGAAACTTGTTTCTTGCGTTGTTCAACCTTTCAATGGTTTTCCCAAAATAAACTGTATTTTCCGCAAGCAGATGTTCCACGGAAAAATCTTCAATGGCAAATTCCTTTGCGGCGATTTTGTGCATAGTGGAGCAGGAATTAGCGGTTGTGCCTACCTTATAGGTGTCAAACTCTTTCCACCAGTACAGCGGGGCGGTGATGTCCATAGCGACAAAAATCTGCCGTAGATACTTTCTGTGCGGGTGTCCTGCCGCAAACAGCTTTCGCATGAGAGAGAGGTCGTTCTTACCGATTTCGTAGCAGTGATACGGTGTGCAGTCATGCTCTTTCGGGTGACAGATACCCTCGCGTTCGATACGACCACATTTACCGCAGTCAACGGCGGGGTAGCTATCCGACCTGTCCCAACTGTTCAAGGGGTTTCGCATACCACGGATAGCGTGTTCAAATCCCCAAACTTCAATGTTTTCAACCTTAATCATTAGTGTTTCCTCCTACCAGTTTATCAAGAATTTGTTCATACAGCGTTTTGTAGAGGTCGCGCTCCACCTCTGTGGGTGTGCTTTTCTGCGGCGCGTTTTCCTCAATCCCCCCCCCCGACAGGGAACGGGGAGTTGATACCGAGAGATACGAGCAGAGCGTTGTCAATGTTTTTCAGCTCTTTCGTGGTGCAGGATTTAATGAATGTGGAAAGTCGTTCCTTTGATACCGTCTGAATGTTCTCACAGAGGGCAGTGGACGGAACGCGGCACATCACAGGGACATGGGTGGGAAGCGGCTTCTTTTCCTGCGAGGTCAAGAATACGATTTCCACATTGGGTGAGTGTCGATTGTTTATATCATTAGACACGACTACGCCGGGTCTACCTGCTCTCTGTTCAGAACCCGTGACCGTATAAAACGGCGTTATGTAGTAAATGTCACCTCGATAGATTTCTGTCACCGATAAGACCTCCTTTAATCTTCAAGAGATTGTTTCTTGTCTCTTTAGGATTAGATAATAACACGAAAAAGATTAGCTGTCAACACTTATTTTGATATTTCTTATCTTTTTCGTGTTATTTCTTTTTTCACCTGCCGAATGATGATTTCTCCGTCCACATCGGTGAGGAAAATGAACCAATCCGAGCGGAAGAACCGCTCACACTCCGCAATGCCGGAGGTGTTTTCATCGTCCAACGCAGTACGGTAATCCTTGACCGCTTGCAAAATGATTGCGTTTATAAGCGTGTGATAGGGTTCATATTTCATCGTTTGTACCGTGTCACACTGTTACAGATTGTTTGTATCTCACCCCTGTCAAGAGGAGGGTCACAGGCAACCGTGTTACAGTAGAGCAGTTCGTCATATATCTGTTGCTTACTGTAGCCTTGATTGTGGAGCATACCCGCAAGGGAGGTCAGACAGATATTGCGGCTACCGTTCGGTATTCGGGGATAGACGGGACGGAGCTTGATACGATTGTTTTCGGGCATTTCCCATATCGGGCAGTAGATACGACCGCCGTAAGCCGAGGTATCTTTTTCTCGCTGAGTTTCGGGAAAATACTTTTCGACAATATACTCAATCGCGCTCTGATTTTCTTCGATAGAGCGAAATAGAAGTGTGTCACCCGTCATAATGAAGTACCGGGAGGACTTGTAGATTTCAACACCTGCAAGGTTATTCTTGCCCTTGAACGGCAAGTCCCCTTTGAGCAGGATATGAAATCCGCGACCACTCTTGGATTTCTCCGTGTAGCTACGGCATTTGCCGATAATATCTGCCGCAAGAGGAGAAAGAAGTCCGTCCTCGTCATAACCCATGTCGATGTCCACCCCGACAAATCCATTGTCGTTAAACACAAACCCACAGTAGTCGTAGTGACCGTCCGACACCGATTTATGCGCGGTATCGAAATCAGCCCATGTCTGCGGATTGGTAGAGGACGCGGCTTCATTCTCCCATGCTTTCATCGGGACTTTGCTATTGCCACGAGTACAAACCCACTGATTCAGTTTTTTCAGTTCTGTAGGTATGTTCTCGTAGCAGTTCACACAAGTCCCCTCCTTTTTGCAACTTTGCGTTCAAGCTCATTCACGAGTTTCCAAAGAATATCCTGTTTAATCTCCAACGCAACGGACAGGTTGTAGATGTTATCGGGAATCGTATCTCCCTCGCGGTAGATAGTGAGGAGCATTTCCCGCTCCTTATCTGTAAAACCTTTCAGTGCGCTGTCACAGGCGAACCAGTTCTTTTTATCTGCGTCACTGCGAAACTTCGGGTTGGCGTGACGGGCGTAGAAACGCATACAGTGTTGGACATATTCGGAGTAAAATGTTCTCATTCCGCAACGCCCTCTGTCTTACGGGGAGCGGACTTCTTAAACACCTCTCCGGCAAAGTACCACTTATCGTCCACATTGATGGGGTAGCCCTCAATATCGGACTTCTGCATAGTACCTGTGTCGATAATGTGCTGTGCAGAAGCAACAGCCATCTGATTTTTCACAAAATCCTTGCCCGTCTTGAGCAGGAAAGCAACCTTGCCGTTTGCCGTTTTGAGCTTGTAACTCATTTTGTTTCCTCCTTATTCCATGTGGAAATATCAATACCGTAATCTTTTAGCTTCCGAGAACAGAGCCACGCTTTGTCCTCGTCACCCATTTCGTACCGCTTAACAAGTGCGTCAAGCTCAGTGGAAAAGGAATCGTAAAACGCCCTTAGACGCTTTTTACCGAACCCAAACTTCTCGTGAAGTAGCCACAGGATAACCGCGTCCACTTCGTTAGCGTTTTTCTTGTCGTACTCCGCGCACTGTCGAAGGATTTCAGCGTCAATCGCTTTCTGCTCCTTGGCAGAGAATTGAACGCCGAAAATGTGACCGTTCGCTCTCTTGAATATCGCCATCGTCAAATCCCTACCACATGGGACGCAAGCATATCCGCTTGGTGCGTCCACAGGACATTCGGGAAAGCGTGTACGGCGCGGGTGTAATCCCGCCATTCTTCTTTTTCGGTAAACGCACCCATGTGGTAGCGTATACACGCGACTTCCTCATCGGTTAGCGTGAGGAATTGGGAGAGAAGAATGATGGATTTATCACCGTGACCTTTGAAAAGCGTGTTGGGATTATATTCCCAATCAACAATGTGGTCGTGCAAAGCCCCGTCTTTACAACAAGTTCCTCGATACTGGTCGATTTTGCAAAGGTCGTGGAACATACCCACGATGAACGGACTCGCGGGGCGTTTCCACTTGAGAGCGTTCGCCGCCGAAAGCTCCACAAGCAGGTTCATCACCATAAAGGAATGGTCGAACAGACCTCCCGCATAATTACCGTGGTACTTTGTGCTTGCCGGGGCGTTGAAAAATCCGTTTTCACCAAGCCACTTGAGAAAATCGTCTTTGACAATCCCGGCGAGATTGGTACTCATCATAAGGTCAAGGCGTTCTTTATCAGTCATTTTGTACCTCCTCTGTAAACGGCAGGTCACAACATTCCGGGTGATATTGCTGTGTCCACAGCGCACCAAGCATATTCCACAGAAACGCTCTATCGTGTGGTTCGTCCTCGTCACTGCGAATAAACTTGATGTAGTGGCGCACACCGCTGTCGATATAGCAGTGAAGGGGAATACCTTTTTCCCAATTACGCTCACCGTATTTGTTGCAACCGTCCTCATAGTGCTTGGAGACCTCTAACAGAGCCGTATAAAGACTCCCATATCGGTACTCCGCGAAAGACTTGATTGCGGCTACAAGAGAGCTTCTATTGCCGGAACGAACATACTGGTCGATACGGCAGAGAATTTCATCATCAATCATATCGGCTATCACACCGAGCGGGAGCAGGTCACACCTGCCTTTGCCCTCGTTGATGTCTCGTACCGCGCCGGAGTCAAATTCTCTGCGGTTGCCGCTATCCTGTAATTCCATTTACGATACCTCCTTTAGAGGGAGGGGAGCTTTCGCTCCCCATACCCATCAACCTCCGAGCAGTGCGTCAAGGTCGAGACCCTTTTTCGGTGCGGCAGGAGCGGGGGTAGTAGCCTGTTTCTGAGGAGCAGGAGCGGCGTTCTTGTCCTTGCCGAGCGTCAGCGCACGGGACACAGGTTCGGTATCAAAATACTCAGCAGGAGCTTTATCACCGAGATTTGCAAAAGTGACCGTCTTGTTCGGGTCTTTATTGGACGGGAGCTTGGTGTGGACAACCTCCGCTTCAATGAAGTGGTCGATAAGCTCCATCGGGTCAATGTCCTCAAGGGTGTAGTCACCCATAGCGGTCTTGGCAAAATAGGAAAAAGCGTTCAGAGCTTTTTCATTCGGTTCATCGTTCTTGTCCTTGATGGTGAAGCGTTCGGTCTGAGTCATACCCGCCGCGTTCACGAGCTTAATCTCAATCTTGCCAAACTCCTCATCGTAGGACACATCGTAAATGCGGAACACATAAGTTCCCTCCGGGATAAGAGTGAAACCACTCGTCATAGGGATTCTTGCCATGTTATTTACCCTCCTTAATATTCGGTACGGAGAATGACTCCGACAATTTCCTCGTCCACGAGGTCTACAGGTCTCTTGATAACCAATGCGGAAATCTTCTCGTCAACGAACATTTCCACAATGTCACCACGCTCGATAAGAGCATAACCATCATTGCAGATAGCGGTCTTATCAATGCTGTTTTCGGTGGCGAAAATACGCACACAGTCCTTGATTACACCATCGGCAACAGGCATGACCGCTTCGACCAGTTCGCAAGGCTGAGAAAAGGTGTCGTAATTGATAATGTTTTCAATGAGAGAGAGCATACTCGCGCTATCACAGGCGGTTACAGTGCGAATGTCTTCCGGGACTTTCATAAAGATAGAGCCGGAGGACAACCAACGGTCTCCATTTTCACGAACATAGAGAATACCATCAGCTCCGAGAGATTTTACGAATTTCTTAAATTTCATTGTCTTTATCCTCCTTATTTCACCGTCATGCGGTACTGTTCAGATTTCTTCTGATATTTGTCGAGCAGACCGTCAGCTTTGAGAGCTTTCTTGTCGATGGTCGCGGTCTCCGAGCGGGACACAGACCAAGTGTAGATAGAACCCTTGATTTCAACCTTTTTATCACCGTCACGGAACTGCCCCATAGCGTGTTCCTTGATGATATTGTTGATTTCTCCGAGCCGCTTTTCCTTGTCTGCAATAGTGGCGTTCGTTTTGTCGATTTCGCCTTTCAGCCCCTCCGCTTCGGCAATAAGAGCGTTAATGTCGGTATCGGGGGTGAGGTTGTGAGTACGCAGAGCCGCAAGCAGTTCAGCGTCTTTCTTCTCGTCATAGACCGGGGAAATGCCACTGTCCACATACTCAGCCCACCAGTTCTCAACGAACTTGATTTTCTCTGCGAAATCGGGATAACGCTCACTCACCTTGAACTCCACGGTAATGGTGTTCTTGATGTTCGGCGTGTACTTCGTGGGGTCAGCGTAGTCCTTTTCTTCAAGGAAAGACGCGACCATAATCACATTGTCCACACCGAGCAGGTAAGCGTAGAGGGCGGCTTGCAGAGCGTAATATTCGGGAGCGTCATTCTGCCAGTCCTCGATACGCTTGGTGGTCTTCATTTCAAGAACCGTGTCTACAACGCCGTTCTCATCAACGCCGAGGTAGTCCCACATACCGCCAAGATGTTTGCTTTCGGGGAAGAAATCGCCCCAAGTGGATTTGAAATAATCCTCACCGTAACGGTCGGTCGGAGTAATGATGTCCATACCGTAGGACTTCTTCATGTACTCTGCCTGTTTGGGTTCGATTGCCTTACCTGCCTTTGTGTAGATAGTGTCCTCAAACGGGATTTCGTATGTCTTGGTAATCGCAAGCCACATTTCAAACGGCGTAGACCACGGGTTCAGACCGAGGATTGTAGCAAAGCGCGTACCTGTAATTTTCTTCGTGCGCTTCGGTGGCGCAATCTTGAGCTGTCTGCTTTCAAGCCATTCCATTATTCGTTACCTCCCTCAAGCATAGCGGTGATTTTCTGAATCAGCGTCTCGCAATCGGATTTGCTGATAGAGGTAAAGCCCTCTGTCTGCACCGCAATCTGAGCAATCATTTCTTCCTTAGTCGGGTCAGCGTCCTTGAGCTTTTTCAGCACTGCCTTGAGACCCTTAATCTGCAACGGCGTAGCGTTGTCCTGCGGGGCGGTGAGTTCCTGCTTTACTTCCTGTCGCTGTTCGGGAGTAGCAGGAGGGGCTTTCAGAGCAAATACGGGAGCGGGGGTGGGCTTACCGATGTCGCTGTCAATGCTGTCGCTCTCGCAAATGTCGAGCGCAATCATATACAGATAGCGGCGCATATAGGTGATAGAAGAACCAAGAGCTTGCATTTCATTGGTAGCCTGTTTTCCCGCGTTGCTGATAATCGGGGCAATCTGATTGAACGGAGCAACGAACGGGATATACTCCTCATCGGGATTGTCGATGTTGACAATCTTCATCGTTGCCACATCGGAAGTGAAGTTCACGATAGGGATAAGACCGACCTCACTGAAAATGCGGGTGGCGGTAGGAACAATATCGTCAAGCTCGAAATACTTGAATGACAGGTGCATATTCTTACCCGTCTTCTGCACATCAGCTTGCAGGAACATTTCCCTTGCCTTGAGCAATTTCTGATAGACATTCAGTGTAACGGTCTCCTTTTTTGCGGTAGTTGCCATTTTTCGTTTTCCTCCTTTTTTCTTTTCGGGTTTGATACCCAAGAAATCATTGATTCTCTTTTTTGCCATTTCGATATAGAATGTTCTGTCTACATCGTCTATGGTTAGATGATTGTCGTTGTCGATGATACAGTGGTCGGGGAGCATTTCGATTTTCGCAGTAGCGTCCGTCTCAGCTTTGACCTTGAACAGCTTCCCGTATCGCTCATCAGCCGTGGCATATACACGGTTTACTTTCTGTACCGGGACTTGCTCACCATCGACAATGTGATAGGCTTCGCGGTATTTTGCACCCGCTTTGGCTATCAACTGGAAGTCGAAAATATCCGTACTGCCGTTAATTGTTTCCTCAACGGGTGTACCGTGGACGAAATACTCAATGAGAGCTTTCTTGACGATAACCATATTGTTGTTTATCGCCCACGCGCCCTTTACGGACACACCGTAGTTCAGATACCCACCAACGGTCTTGACCTCGCCATCGGTCTTAATCATCAAGAGGTTGTTCACATCTTTAATCCAAACCTTTTGCACATCATCGACCTCAAGCTCGAACTTGGTTTCGGCTTCCCACGCATGAGCGATTTCGTCTACAAGCGCGAGTTCCGATTTGTCGATAGAGTACATCAGACCATCGGTGTTGAGGTTAAGTAGCTTGATGGTCTTACAGGCGTTCAACAGGCGCATGGTAAGAACCGTGAGGAAAAGCTGTCCCGATATACGCAGAGAGCGGGTCGGGAGAGGGTCATACAGGTCGTTGTAACGATTCTCCTGTGCGCCCGATACCGTGTTAAGTGGTAGCTTCAAGTCCTTTGCAGTCTGCTTATCGCCGTTGTGCTTCGCCTGTATGCGGTCACGCTTGATAGCGTAGAACAGTTCCGGGTCGGGGACATTGCGGGAGAGATACTTGTAAATCTCAATCAGCGAGGGATACAGACTTGAAACATCACGGTTTTGGATAACCCTGTCCTCTGTTGCTTCCTCGTAATAACCTGTCAAACTACCGTGAACGCCGCCCCAAGCGTATTTGCAAGGCATACCGCCAATCTCAATCTCAAACGAGGTCTTGAACAGAACCTCATCGGGAATTGACATATCATGGATTGTTTCAAAGAAATCCAAGACGGGTTTCGGGATAACGGCAATATCAAGGTTTTCGGGGTAAACATACTCTCGTCCATCGTCCCATTCCTTACGCTCTGCGCGTAACATCATTGCAGTCAACTTAGCGTTGGTCGCGGCGAGAGACCGCACCTCATCAATCCCCGCTCGTTTTCCGAGGTTTTTCTTGGTTTTGAGGTAATCCGCACGGAGCTTCATCAGCTCGTGAGTAGCGTCTACATCGTGCTTACAGTAATGGACGGTCTGTTGTAGCTCGTCCTCCGTAAGCGGTCTGTCGAGGTCGAACGATACCTCCGTCTCTTGAATATCCATTCCCATGTGACCCTCAATAGCCTTGAGGGATAGACCCAACTGAACATCGTCTCGAATATCCACATTGTTGAAACGGAAATAAAATGCCTTGAGGGGAGCGTATTCCCAACCGCGACCGCCGCCGATGAGAAAATCATTGAGCTGTTTAATCTCCTGCGGGGTAAAGTCATTTGCGGCGGCTTTAATGATGAACTGGTCGTAATGCTTGGAGTTAAATCCAACATAGATACCATCATCGAACAGGCACTCCCGGAGAGCTTCGCTATCGTTGTGAATGACCGTATGCGTTCCCGTTTCTACATCTTTGAACACTACAATCCAGTCAAAGGCAAAAACCTCAACATCGTATACAATCAGTCTCATTTCTCACTCTCCCTCCGTATAGCAGAAGTAGCACCCGTTCTTTCGGTAGGTCGTACACCGCTTTTTATAGGACTTCACGAGATATGGAATGTTATCTACAAAGTCATAGGCGATAGCGTCCTCTTTACCCGCAAAGGTACGGGCGATTCTGCCTATACTCTGTGTGATAACCGCGTAATCGTTCTTGGGTGTTGCCAAGAACAACCGCTCCAATCGGGGAATATCCAATCCCTCTTTTGCGAGAGAGTAGGTAGCGAACAGGTACTTCTTCTTGCCACTTCGCATATCCTCAATCGCAAGCTCTCGTTCAGCCTTTCCTTTTTTTGTTGTCATATTGCCGCTCACCATTACGGCATTTTCCCTCATACTTCGAGGGAGAGCGTTCATAAGCCGCTCAAGATGTTCCAGTCTGTCAGACAGGATAAGGCAGGAGTGTTCGGACTCTGCTACAATCCATGACGCTATGAACGCGACACGGTGATTGTCGTTGCACAGATATGAAATGAGCTTGGTGTAATTCAGCGTACCGTCTGAGTTCAGACATTCACGACTGAGTTCCACCCCTGTTCCGACAGGTGTAATACCGACCTGCATGATTTTGTCTCCTACAGCTTCATCGGGAACGGTGTAGACCACATGACCGAGTAGGGCATAGGTGGCTTCAATCATTCCGTCAGAACGATGTACTGTAGCCGAAAGACCAATTTTATGCCGAGCCGACAGACTGTTCAGAACCTTATAGAACTGCGTCATAGCGGTGGGTGTACCTGCTACGCGGTGGCACTCGTCCACGATAATCACATCGAAAAAGTCCTTGTATTGCGCGAGGTCGAGCTTACACATCGTTTGGATAGTAGCGAATGTGATACCCTTACCGATACTGACCTTTCCCTCCGTAATAGTTCCGATGAGGTCAGAGTCCATATACAGTTCTGCACGGTTCTTACTCTGTCGTAATAGGTCAAGTGTGTGGGTAAGCCACAGAGCGCGTTTCCCAAAACGCTTTACAAGAGCTATTCCCATCTGCGTTTTCCCGCTACCTGCCGCGCTTTGCAAGATACCGTATTTCGCGGCGTACAGTGCGTCCACAGCGGTCTTTTGGTAATCGTAGAGTGGAATATCCGTCCCGCCGTAAAACACGCTCACAGGGTCGGAGAACGCGCTCCGAAAGGTACTTTCCTGTGCAATACAGTCCGGCAGATTTCGGAGTGTTCCGAATGGGAGAATCAATGTATCTCCGCGCCGTTCATACAAGGTCAGCGTTGGGGGTGTATTTCCAAGCCAAAAGTGCATACGGGCTTTCTTGGCATATTCGGGGTTCGTAATCACAAGGTTTCTCTTACACCATACCAATGCGTCCTGTGTAGGGTTCTCGATTGTGAGGACATTTGATACAGTTACATTCATTTGTCTGCCACCAACCATTCCTCAAATGTCAGTGCAAAGCGTTGGAACAGCTCCTCCGGCAAGTTTTTTGAAATTATGCTGTCGAGTCTGCTCAGAGTAATCATGTAAATGTTTTCTCCGAACTTCACTGCAAACCACCCCTCGCCGTTGAGACATTCTCGCCACAATGTCATAGCCATTCGCTGATTGTCCTCAATGCGAGACACACTAAATACTTTGCCGGAACAGACCTTGCAGTCAATGAGGTACGGAACACCGTTCTTCACCGCAACAACATCTGCGGGTTGTCCTGCCGCGTTTTGTGCGAGATTGTGAACCCAATAACCGTTTTGGAACAGCTTTTCGCAGAACTCCGCTTCAAAGCCATTACCGATTTTCTTATTACTCACGGTCCACCTCCCGAATGTTCTCCAACTTTTTGCGGAGGTCTTCGACCTGTACGGTAAGCTCATCAATCTGTCCGTTGTAGGAGTCTTCAATTTCCTCAATCATATCGCGGAAATATTGAACTGCTTCATAACCCATGTACAGTTCGAGCAGATATTCAAAATCCTGTCGATTGAACAAGGTTTCAACTTTTTTATCCAACAGTTCAATTACTCTTTGCATTTTGAAGCACCTCCTCGTAGTTTTGCATGAGACCAAGAATCGTACTGGAATAGGTAATTTCCTTGACTCCGTTCTCCCATGCTTTTCGCGCACCGTAGTCACCCATGTTGTAAGCCATCAGAGCTTTTGTGAGGTCTCCGTCATAGCGATTGACATACCCCCCGATGATTTTCACGCCACAAAACACATTCTGATACGGGTCAAGCATATCCGCACACCGATACTCCTCGTTGAGCCATGCGTGGTTGACCTCATTGATTTGCATGAGTCCGTAATCGTTCGTTTTACTTACAATTTCGGGATTAAATTGACTTTCATGCTCAATCATTGCGTACACGAGCGTTACGGGTACATTCTCATCGGCACAGATTTCATAGATATATCTCTGCAAGCTATGTGAGAGAGGTACATCAAAATAGAAAATGTCCGATGTTTCCGGGAGTTTATCTGTGCTATAAACAGGGACTTCAACTGTTTTCGTGACCGTCACCGTATCGGTTTTCGTAGGGGCGGTCAGTCTGCCAATCGTAAAGGCAGTAGCAATCAACACAGCGATAACGGTTAATAATCTTACGAGTCTCTGTTTGTTGACTCGTTTAGTTCTTCTACACTCAGTAGCCATTTTTGGTAGTCCTCCTCGTTTTTAGGGTCTTGGTAGAACTGCTCCAAAATCCCCATAAGTGGTCTTGCGAGGTCGCTCACCTGTGAATCAGTGAGCTTCAAGTTCAGTGAGGATTCTGTCACATTCATCGAGGACTCGCTTCGCCTTTGGATAGGTATAGACCCCGCGAATGATACTCGACATTTCGGGCGGCTGAACTGTGATACCTCGCTTACGCAGTTCAAGAATCATGTCCACCTGCTTTACACCAAGTGCTTTCATTCGCTTCTGAATCTGACTCATCGAGTTTTCCTCCTTTCGTGGTTCTTGAAATCGAAATTGCCATTGACAAAAAGGCGAATTATTGTTATTATTGTTATAGGACTAATCCGCTTCAACTTCCCGAAAATTGCCGTTTTCGAGAGGTCGGTTTCTTATTGCCAATTCGGATATTCCGAACTTCTTGTTATTAGTATAATTCTTATTATCTGAATTGTCAAGAGGTAAATTCAAAAAATCCGAATTATTTTCCAAGGAGGGAACTCTATGACTTTTGCTGAGAACATCAACCGTATCTGTGCCGAGCGCGGCACGAACTTAACCGCCGTTATCAAACAAATAAAAAATGGACAGTCTTCATACACGACTGCCATCAATAAACGAGGTTCTATACCAAACCAAGAGGAATTGCTTGCTCTCGCCAAAATTCTGCAATGCTCTGTAATGGACTTCTTTGCCGATGAAGAAGACCTCTGCTGTGAAAAAGCTGTACCTGAAAATGAGGACGAGGAGGACATTCTAAAGGTCTATCGTGCGTTACCTCGCCGCGCCAAGCATGAGTTCATGGCAATGGTTTATGATTTCGGAGACCGAAAAGAATATGAGGGGGATAAAGCAAACGCTATCGGTTGAGCGCGTCATTCCCATTGAGTTACTTTACCGAAAGCGTGAATTGGAGGTGAGACTACGAAAGCGGTAATTTACGCTCGATATTCGAGCCATAACCAAAGGGAGGAATCTATAGAGGGTCAGCTCAGAGAATGTCACGAGTTTGCCCTTAAAAATGGGTTCACCATTATAAACGAATACATTGACCGGGCGATTTCCGGCAAAACAGATAACCGTCCGAGCTTTCAGCGTCTCATTAAAGACAGCGAAAAGGGACAGTTTGAAGCAGTGATAATGTATACCCTTGACCGTTTCGCTCGTAATCGCTATGACTCTGCTATCTACAAGGCAAAGCTCAAAAAGAATGGTGTGAGAGTCTACTATGCGAAACAACCCATGCCGGACACGCCGGAGGGAATTATCCTTGAATCCGTCCTTGAGGGGTATGCCGAATACTACTCTGAAAATCTTGCCCGTAACATCAAGCGCGGTATCAGAGAAAACGCCCTCCAAGGTCTTGCCACAGGCGGTGCAAACCTTTTGCTTGGGTATACCGTGGGTGAGGACAGAAAGTATGCGATTGACCCAACGGGAGCAAAAATCGTGCAAGAGATTTTTCAGCTATACGCCGATGGAATGTCCGCGACACAAATCATTGCCTATTGCAACGAGCGTGGGTACAAAACTGCAAGGGGCAACGCTTTTAATAAGAACAGTCTCCGAACGATTCTCCGAAATGAGAAATACATCGGCACATACAAGCTCATGGACATTGTTATTCCCGATGGTATGCCCGCTATCATAGACAAGGTACTGTTTGAGAAAGTACAAGCTATGCTCAAACACAACGGGAAAGCACGGGCGAAAGCGAAAGCTCACGAAAATTATCTGTTGACTACCAAGCTGTTCTGCGGTCACTGCGGGTCTCCGATGGTCGGTGAGAGTGGCACATCAAAAACAGGGCAGGTTCATTATTACTACAAATGCACTAAAGCCAAGCGGGAACACGCCTGTAAAAAGAAATCCGAACGAAAAGACTGGATAGAGAAACTGGTAGTCCGCTACACAGTTCAGAATGTGTTGACTGATGAGAATATCGCCCTTATCGCAAAACGGGCTATGGAAATCATCGAAAAAGAATCGGCAGATACCACCTACTTGGACGGTCTCAACGCTGAACTGAAAGATGTTCAGAAAAAAATAAAGAACCTTGTCTCTGCAATAGAGCAAGGTATCATTACTTCTGCTACCAAAGACCTCCTTGACGAACTGGAACAGGAGAAGTCTGATATTGAGGGGCGTATTGCTCGTGAGGAAATGAAAAAACCGCTCTTGAACGAAAACCGCATTAGGTATTGGCTTACTTCGTTCAAGAGCGGGAATGTTGATGATGAGGATTACCAACGGCGCGTGATTGATACATTGGTAAACTCTGTATATGTGTATGACGATGAAGATGGTGGGAAGCGGATTGTGCTAACATTCAATCTTTCGGGCAATAATACCGCTACTCTCACGAGTTCGGATATTGAGTGTTATGCTCCACCAAAGCCAAGACTCCGTTCTCGTTTGAGGACGGAGTTTTGTTCTATATTATCCGCCATTCAATGA